CTATTCTTTTTGGCTTCTTTCCCGCACCTTTTGACCCGGTGCGGGAATAGAAATTAGCGAATTGTTCTTTCTCGCTCGTTTCGCCGCCTGGACGGCAAGCTTCTCGCGGTTCATGGCGCGCGTGTATTTCGACGCCATTTGACCGCCTCGCCAGCCGTATTTGGCCTCGAGCTCGGACTCGCTGAAGCCGTTATCGGCGTCGCGCGTCGCGCTGGCCTTGCGCAACCCATGCGCAGACTTCGCAATCTTAGCCGTGCGGCAGGCTTCTCGAAACCAATTGCCGAACGACTCCTTTGTGAGCGGACGGCCACCTTCGCCGCAAATGAAGGTCAGATCGCCACAAGGGCCTGCGGCGAGCGTCGCGGCAAGCTCCGGCTCAATCAAGATGAAAACCCGCTCCCCGGTCTTTTCCGTCGTCATACGGACAACGCCATCCTTGATGTGCTGGCGCCCGAGCTGGGCGGCGTCGCCGCGGCGCAGCCCGGTGTAAAGCAGCACGTCGAAGGCAACGCGCTCCCGCGTCCCGAGCGGCCATCGCTTTTGGAATTTCGTGATGTCGTCTTCCGTCCAGACCGGAAAGCCGTCTGTCGCCGGCCGGAGCGCCTTGACGTCAGCGGTCGGATCCACCTTGATCAGATCGGCGTCCAGCGCCCAGCGAAAGAGTCCGCGCATCGCCTCCAGATAATTGCGAGCCGCGCATGGCGTCGACGCCCGGCGCTCACGGCCGTCGACGATAGCCTTGCGCGTGATCGCCGTCAGCGGCTTGGAGCCGGCGGTCACGATGGTCTTGCGAAAGATATTGGCCCGCTGGCGCTGCGTCGCCGGGGAGAGTGCGCCCCATGCGGACGACTTTTGATAGAGCGCGATCGCCCATTCGAGCGAGCCCGCGCCTAGCTTGGACGCTGATTCCGCTGGCTTTCCATCGAGCGCCGCCTGATAGGCCGCTTTGAACTCTGGCGTCCCGTAGGTCTCACGGATGCGGATGCGCGGCCCTTTGCCGACGCGGACGTACCAGACCGGCGCGCCATGGCGGGTCCGCTCGCGATGCAGATGAGGCAAGGCAGGGCGCGGCATGGCCTCGATCAAAGCACAATTTCCTCTTCGGGCTCAACTTTGGCTACAGCTGGCCGCTTCGTCGCCTCCGGCCCGATCGGCACGAGCCGGATGACGCCGCTTGGATCTATCTCGACCGCCACTCGCGCGCCGACCTGCTCCGCTGCGCGAAGCGCGCGAGCGATGTCAGCCTGAGTGACGCGGGCAGGGCGGCGCGACATTCGTCAAAATTCTTCAAAATTCGAAAAGACGATAGCCCGTTCAGCTTCAGCCGGCGATTGCGAGACTGAAGCGTGAGTCCGGCGAACGACGCTTATCGACGTCGGCCCGCGCTCGATTGTGGCGTCATGCGGCGTCAAGTAAACGACCGATGCCCCAGCGAGTCTCCAGACGAGGCCGCCGAGATGATCCGGCCCAGGCTCATCAAAAAGATCCTCTGCGGTCCATCCGGCGCGGCAGGCCTGATAGCCCCGTTCTCGAAGAAAGGTCGCGGCGTCGGCGACGGCTTGCCCATGCCGCGCCCCGTCGACGCCGGGGGGTCGAGACCTTGATAGACGCTCGAAAGCCTCAGCATATGCGGGCGGAAAATTGGAAAAATTCATAGCCATCACGCCTCACCGGCTCGAACCGAAGCCGCCGCCTGGCGAAGCCTCAGGCATGGAGACGCCCGTCCCGCTCCGCAGCGCGCCGAAGGCGTTCATGCTTTGCTCGACCCGGCGGACGATCGCGTCTGTGTCGGTGGTGACCTCGATTTTCAGATTAATGTCGGCCGCACCCTCAAGCCGCGCTGGCGAGGACGCTCCCGAACCGCCGACGCCAAAGGCCAACAATCCTGGCGAGACGCGGCCGACGTCGGCCGCCTTCAAGGCTTCAAAATTTTTATCACCCTCGCTGGCTTGTATCTTAAGTTGCCGAGCGCGCTCGTCCTCGCCAACGAGTGCCGGCGTCGTCGACGCGACAAGCATGCCGCCGGCAAGCATCATAGGCGAGATCGCGATCGCTCCAAGCGTTCCAATAATGCCAGCGCCCGCCACGGCTTCAGCGCCGCCGGCCGCAGCCGCCCTGCCGCCGAGGCCGACCGCGTGCAGGCCGCTCTGCAAGATCTTTTTGCCGATATAAGCGCCAGCGCCAATCTCGGCGACGCTTTCGCCTGCGGAAACCCAGGGCGCCGCATTCGGGTGGGCCTTGTTGAATTCATCACGCGCCTTTGAATAAGCGCCGAGGAATTCGGTGAATTTGTTGCACGCGGTCGTGAAGGGTCCGACGAGCGGCGCAAGCTGCGTCGCTATTGCATTTTCGAGGGCCGTCATGGCCGCCGTCAGGGCGGCGGTTGGATCATGTTGCAGAAGATATTTGCCCCCTTCCACGCCCATTGAGCCCCTGTAGAGATCTTGATGGTTCGCGAAGGATTTGCGATTGGCTCGCAACTCGCTAAGCATGCCGGCCGCGGTGTTGCCAGGAAAAAGTTTCTGCAGGATCGCATCCTGTTGGATGGGATCATGAAAGCCGCGCCGCTCGATACGCGGGAGGACGTCCTCATATAGAAACAAATCAGGATCGCGGATGGCCTTCATGTAGCCGCGAATATTATGGCCCGGTTTCAACCCTTTCAGCTCGCCATGCTTCGTCTTCGTGAAATCGTCGTCGCCGAGAAAGCCAAGCGCTTTCCATTCGAGCAGAGCTGCATGATTGTTCTGCAACCCTGCGCCCGACATGACCTTGCCGAAATTCGCGAGCGCCTTGCCGGCGCCAGGCGCGCCCAGCGCTTGGTTGAGGGAGTAGGCGGTCGTGTTGAGGAAGCGGTCCGACAGCAACATGCCTTCGGTGCGCGCCCCGCGCGCCATGGTCAGGGTGTCCTCTGGCTCCATAGTCTTGCCAAGGGCCTGCTGGCCGCGAATGGCCGCGTCAATATAGGCCTCGAATTGCTTCGGATCGTTTGCCTTCCCGAGCTTCTCGGCCGCCTTCGCTGCGTAGATCAGATTCTCTGAAGTCCCGCCCGCCGCCTCCATTCCACTTTTCGCTTTTACGAAAAAGTCGAGCATCGGGAGGGCTTCATGCGGATCAGCGAGGACCGATCGCAGTTCTCTGTAGGAATCGAGAACAGCGGCATGGGACTGATTTGGATATTTGCGCGTGATCTCGCCGCTCGCCGCGTCGGCCGCCTCGATGTCCTTCGCGGGCACGCCGGCGACTGCCAGCCGGGCCTTCGCCGTCTCAACATTCGCCGAGGCCCGGACGCCTTTTCCGACTTCGCCGATCATGTCTAAGCCAAGCGCCCCGCCGACCACGCCGCCGACGCTCCGAGCAATGCCGCCAAGGCCCGTTATCGCTCGGCCGAGACCGCCGACCCGCCGCTCTGCGCGACGGATCTCGCCCGTCACCTGACCGAAGGCGCGTTCCATCGAATTCACGGAAGACGCGGCTTTGTCTATCTCTCTCGAAACGCCGGTGACCGAGGAGCCGACGCGGCCTATCGAATTCATAGCCGTTGCGATCCGATTGACGCGCGCTTCGATGTCTTTGAAAACCGCGCTTGTCCGATCGTCAGCGTTGATAACGAGCCGCGACTCCATCATTTTGCCGCTCATTTGGATTTCGCCTTTCGGTCCGCCCAGCGCGCGGCTAGGCCATAGATGGTCTCAAATTCGCCGACACCCATGTCGCTCGCCTCGATCGGGCCGATAATTTTCAGGTCGAAGACAAGCTGGCCCCAACGTCGTTCGAATGCGTCATCGCCTCGGCCTCTGTAAAAAAACTGAGAAGTGCGCCTTTGATCGCTTTGCCGTCTTGCAGGGACAACAACGAGAACGCATGCGGGCCGTTCTCGATCATCAGGCAATAATCCAAATATTGTTTGATGACTGCCGGCTGCTCGACCACGAAAATTCCGCCGTCAGCGCTTCGCGCCCATATTTGAGGCTCGCCAATGTTGATAAATTCCGCACATGTAGGTTCGCGGATTGTGATCTCAGTAAGCCTCTTGTCGACCCAAAGTATCGGCTCTTCTAACGTGATTGTCTTTGTCCGCTTCGCCATGTGGCGCTCCTACAGAATGAGAGATGGTCAGATGAGATCAGGCAAATTTATCGCCAACAATTCGTTGGCGAATTTGGCTCCGGCGAGCGTCAATTCCATCACCGCCCGCGACTCATGGTCAGGGACATGCGCCTCTGGCTTGAAGAACTGAACGACAGGAACGCCGGGCGGAAGATTGGAAGCAGGAGGCGGCATCAATTTCATCGCCTCGTAGGCGGCGAAGTCCCGCAGCGCGGAATCGAGTATTTTGTGCTCCTGTGGTGTTATGGTCCTCATGCAGTTTTCCTTTTCGTTCTAAGGTGAAGGACAGCGTTGAGCGTTGTTGCGCGCCCAACACTGCCATCGCTCAGGAGCCAATTTAGGAAGACTCCCGCGATTTGCCGGCGTTATGCGCGACCTCCGGCTGCGCGCTTGGCCTGGACTACCCAACAGGCCAAACTATTTTAATTTATCGTCGGCAGATTCTCGACAAGCAACGCCCCGATATCGAGTTCAATCGGCTCGACGCGGCGGTGACCGGGTTGCATGCGTGCTTGTCTTTCCCTCTCGGCTTCGGCCTCGGCCTTGCGCCGGGCGTCACACTCGGCGCGATACGCGGCGTCCGCTGCACGCATCTTGGCTTCGTTCGCGGCCCTCGCTGCGGCTTCGGCCTCTTCGAGAGCGATGGCCTTTTTGACACTCGGCTCCGCCGACGCATCATGCTCGAGGTCACAGACCCACGTGCGCAAAAGCGCATCCGCTCGGATCAATTTTGGGTCGCGAGCATGAAATTCGTAGTCAAGTCGGTGCAGGAAATTCACCAATCCCTCGACCTGCAAACATCCGCGCCTTCCGACGGTCAATTGGGCAACGACGTCAAGCAGTTCGTCCCACAACGTCTCTGCCCGCCGAAGGCGATGCTCAATATACCCCTCGGCAATCGCTTGCGTCGCTTTTGCGACTAAATGTTTTGCTTCTGTCAGCTCCTGCTCAACGTGGTCAACCTCGGCGTCAAGGACGCTGATCGCTGCGTCCAGCTGCGCCAAATGAGCCTCCAGATCGGCCCTTGTCTTTCGGCCGGTCTTCAGCGTCGGCTCCGCGCCCTGCGAAAACGCTTCGGCGAGCCGCTTTGCTTCGAGCTGATCGTCGATCAGGGCTTGCTCAAGATCGCCCAGCAAAGCCGTCCGGCGCGTCTGCGCCCGCGCGAGGGCGCCTCGCTTCACATTCAGCAACTCTTCCGTATGCACCACGGACTTCTGCGCATCGCGCAACGGCGCTCTCTTATCGTCACTCATGTTTCCCTCTCAATCGATGTTGCGGATGGTTCGCGCGAATGCGCTTTAATGTGTGAGGAGCGGCGCGACGAAGCCGGGCTTTGCGGCCTTCATTTCTTTGTTGAGTTGATCGGCGACAGCGCTCCACGGGGCGGCGTCCTGGTCCTCGGCGCCGGTTGTGGATTGTGTGTTCAGAGCCGCAAACGACCACTTCGACGCAGTCGACCTATCAACAGGCGCAATTGCGAGAAGCGCCCGCGCGTCGGCCGTGTTCATATCGGTTGAGAAGGCAAGATGTTCCGCAAGCGCCTTCCGCTCCTTCGCTTCCGGCGCGGTCAATATTTCTTTCAAGCGAAGCGTCTCTGCCGTCGGTTTAAAGTCAGTCATGTCTTTCTCCTTTCGAACGTTGATGTTCATTCCGCGCGCGCATCAGCGGCGCGCAGGCGCGCGTCGAGGCTCGCGATTGCTTCCGGTGAGGGATTATCGCCGAGCTCCATGATTTCGCGCGCGAAGCGCTCGGCAACATGGCGCGATAGACCGCCGTCGTATTGCATGATCGCAGCGCGCTTCTCGAATTCATCGAGCCAGGCGTCGCTGATCGTCGCGATTCCGCCTTCGGGCTGCATAGAGCCGGCCTGAGGCCGATTAGCCTCGACGCTTGGGCGCATTCCAAGTTGCGCGAGTGATTCTTCGAGCCCAGCCCTGATGCGTTCGAATGGATCTGGCGAATTCAGACGCGCGCCCCTGTACGAGGCATAATTGCGCTTGCCGAGACGCGCTGAAAGATATTGAAGTGAAGCCAACGCCTCTTGCGAAAGTCCGGCGATGACGGGCGGCTCAAGGTGCATTGCCACGCTCCTCAACCGACGGTCCATCGTCTTCGTCGACAACCGACTCATCGCCCTTTTCGAGGGTCGATAGGATCGACGTTTTGATTTTGTAGAGGCGCGTCGGACGCCCCTCGACTTTGATGACGTTCTTCCGCTTGCCTTGCCTATCTTTAACCAGGTAACCAAGCCGCGCGAGACTGTCTGCGGCGAGGCGCAAATCGAGACCGTTCAGCGCCTCCGCGAATGCCGCATCGTTTACGTAAAAATGATCGCCGCCTTTGTGTTTGAAGCCGGCCACCATTTGGCTTCGCCACGACCCCTCGCTGCCCAGCACAACGAACCTCGACATATGGTGCAGCTGCAGAAAATGCCGCATCCGCTCGACGGCCTCGAAATCCTCAGCGGCGCCCGCGCCGCCGCGCTGAGCGATCCATTCCCTGAAGAGGCGCGCCGCCGCGGCGGTTATTGAATTCAGCTCGAACGGCAGAATATTCAGCGCCGCGGCGATCTCGCCGGCGGCCGCAGTCAGTGCGAAACAGCGTCCGACCCTGCTGACCTGGCCGCTGGCGCCAGCCGGCACATGATGCTTGACGAAATCGTTGATGATCCGCTTGGCTTCGTCCCGAATTTGGTCAGGGCGTTGAATGATTTCTTTAATAAACTCAGGTCCCGCGCTTCCGTAAAAGCGAGACGTATGATCGCTGATCGCGTCGGCGAGGGCGGCATAATGTTCGCGCGATTCCGAGCCGTCGAAGAAGCCGCCGGGACGCGACCCGTCGATTGTTATGTCGATCATCCTAACATTGTGTCCGGCCCGACTGCGGGCGCCAGCTTGCTCGATATGCGCCGCTATGCCGAGTTCGCTCGTCGACATGAACGCTGTCGCCCAAACGCGCCGCTGACGTGCGCTACCATCCGATTTGGCGCGGCCCTTGCCGCGGCCATCCGTCAAGCTAAAAATCATGGCTCCAAGATTTCCGCCATCGCTGAGGCCAAGTTCATCAACGGCGAAGAAATTGTCATTGCGAAGCACCACTTCGGCCTCGACGCCATTGGTTGTCATTCCCCATGACCGGACGAATCGGCGCGAGCCCCAGGTAGATGCGGCGCACCTCAGAAGTGTTGTTTTTGCCGAGCTCGACGGTCCGACGAGGTTGAATCCATAGCCAGATGAACCGCACAACTTCAACATTGGCCCGACGAAGGAATGGGCGAGGCACAACTCGCCATAAGCGTGGCCTGTGACGAGGGAGCAGACGCCTTCCTTCCATTCCGCCAGATCGCCTTTGGTCTCGATATCGGTGCATCCCAACGGAGGCTCAAAGACGACCCGTATGTCGTCACCCTTGGTGATGGTTTGATTTGGCAAGACGTAGGCGTCGAAGCCGCGGTGCCAACCAACACTGTCTCTTATATCGGCGCGGCCAGCGATCTTCGATCGAACGTGAGCCTCGATAAATCTCTCCGTGGCCTTCTTAGACGAGGCAATAGGAAGTCCCTTGTCAGCGTATCGGCGCAAGACGGTCGATGGGTTCGAATAGAAGTCGGCCAACGGAGTTGTCACCACTTGCGTGACCCCATCCCCGTTGACAAATTCGCCGACGATCGACCAACCCGCGCTCTCTTCCGTTCGAGCCATTGCTGGGAGCTTGAAGCGACCGGAGATCCAAGCCGGGGGTTCGTCTTGCGACACATAGAACAGGCCAGAGTCGCGCATCTCATAAAACCTGGGCAGACCGCTTTCCGATTGGACCGACACGCTGCTTGCGTCATCAGAACTCGCCTTTAACTTCTTGCCTCTCTTCGGCTTCGGCTGCGTACCGTCGTTCGCTACCGAAGGCGCTTGGGCCTTAAGCCCGTCGGGCTCGACAGAACCATCTGCCGCAACATGTTTGTCGATTCCGCTCACAGGGGCGCTTGTTCATCCCAAAGGTGACCGCGCGCCGGGCGCCGATCCCTTGACGGCGACCCGTCCATCCGCCAACCGTCGATTGCGCGAACGATCGAAATCGCTGTCTTTCTGTCGAATGAGACGCCAAATGCCGCTTCGAGCGTCATGAGCGCGGCGTTGCCGGAACTCGAGCCGTAAATCTCACTGATCAGGCTGAGCAGGTCGAAGCCTTCGCGTTTCGGATAGCCATCCCGCTCAATCGACCAGGCGTCGCCGAGCTGAAAAACTTTGACCGTGAATTTCTCGATTGTTTTCCAAAAGAGCCCAGGATTCGGACGGCCGATGAGTGCACGAAAGACGGATTTAGCGAGGGTGACGCCGGCGTCTTCGAGAGTCACGGCGAGCGAGCGTTTGCCTGCAAGAGGCGCGGCAGGAACGAGGGCGCCTAGCGACGAAGCCTCGCCTACAAGGTCAAAATTATAGCCGCTCCGAAAAAACGGCGAGAGCCGCGAACTGCAATGGGCGCCAGCGCCGCCAGCCAGCGCGGCCCCATGTATGTGGACCGCGCAGCAGGCCCGACACCAAAACGCGAGTTTTGGCTCCTGTCCGGGCTCCTGAACACGGAACACTCCGACGGAGGGGTAAGAATTATTTTCCATGGTCGATACCCCCACGAATGAAGGCCTCGACCGAGCTCCGCTCATAGCGGATTTCGCGTTCCCCAAGCCGGCGCCAACCAGGTCCCTTGCCGCGCGCGCGCCACTCTTGAAGACCTCTGAGGGTCATTCCATAATAGTGAGCGACCGCCTTCGGCTTCATCCATTCCGAAGGCTCAGATCTGACCCCAACCGCATCCCTCGACCGAGATACAATATCACTAAGCGCGACCTGCTCATGTCGCCGAGAGACTTGTTCCGCCATACGTCGGTTTCCGCTTCATCAGAGCGAGCAGCGAAGCACCGCAACTCGCAACAATTCACGGACCAACAATAAGAGGAGCTGAGAAATCAACCCTCCCCGTAATTCCCCGTAATTCCCCCTAATTCACAGCTAGCGAGCTTATATCTATTTGTTAGACTTAAGGAATTTCCAAACGTGTGGAATGCGGCGCATCATTGGGGGGTCCACTTTGTCGGGCTTATCGGGGAAGTTCAATTTTGCGGCGCGCATGAGATCTATGATTCGCTGACGCGCCTCTATATGGTCCTTAGGAGCGCCAAGCTCAATCCAGCTGTTAAAGAACAGAAAAACAGCCGTGTCCCAATGCGCCTGTGACGGAGCGCCCCTCTTAGGCGCGGGTCCCTCGGTCCGGGCGCTTGGATTTATAGAATGCAACAACCCAGCGGCATCACCCATAACAGTGGCCGGCAATTCCAAGCTGATCGATTCGTAAATCGTCTCAGACCCGCGACTGCGATACAGATGCCCGGTGCCGAAATCGATGCTCTTATCTGGAAGACCCCAAATCGATGGGTCCACGAGCTCCCTACCCGGTTTTCCCAGATAGAACCCTTTTCCAACCAAGGACCCGTTCCGCAAGAGATCGAAGAAGCGGTCATATTTCGTGGCCAAGACCTTAACGAATGGACGGGTTTCCTCGCACCAATTCGTCGGAACCTCACAAACACGCCCATTCGCCCGCGCCGCCATGCTCGACAGGCGCGACCAGCTGTAGTCACCATATTCCCAATCGAGGCCAGATCCATTGCTATAGAGGTCCGGCGCCAGCGTCGCTTCGTTCTTAGCCAAAAGCTGACAGGCTTTTGAGCGCGGCGCTCCGCCCGGACAGCGAGTTGGGACCGCTACGTCAAGCCAATAATTCGCCCCGGCGGGAACATGGCTCAACCCTCGCGCCAGCTCTTGGACTTCCGGATCCTCGATGACAGCAAGCCGAAAGGCTTCAGCCAGCGACTTGCCTCTAAGCCGTCCGGCCGGGTTAGGATCGTTGAGAATCGAATCGTCCGCCATGGCTACCGCTGTTTGTCGCAAGGATCTGAATCACGGTCTTAAGGTGACAAGGCAAATCGTGCGCGTCGATGGTTTTATGCACCGCTTAGCTTCCGCACAGGCGCAAAACATCAGCTTTTAAGCCAGCCAACAGGACGATTTCCAACTTGTCGTTCCAATTCCCACTTCCGCCGTCCCTACCCATATAGAACTCTAAGACCTCGAATTTTATTCCGAGCAAAGTGGGGAAGCGCAGGGGCGTGGTCGCAATTCGACGGGCGAGTTCTTCTTCTAAAGAGCAGAGCGATCCATACTCTTCAAGCGAGGATGATTCTGGCAATTTCAGCTTCGCGCCGCGCACGACCAGCCAGTTGGCGTAAATATCCACAAACCCGGAAATAGTACGCTCGGTTTTTTCGTCGGAGTATTCACGTTGTTCCTGTTGAGAAGCGGCTGCTCCATTTGTGTCACGCATGTTGTTTTTCCCTTTTCGAGCCGGAAATTTCCATCATCACGCTTTCAACGCGAGCAAATCTCTAACAATACTGTCGTACAACTTCGCGTCAGGCTTAGCGCCGGGCGCTTCCCAAACACCACAATAGCATTCGATCGCCCGCGCCTTGACCTGCATCCCCTCAAGCGTCCTTGCCGGGAGAGCTGCAATCCGCCTGGCGATCGCATCCGTGCGGCCCATCCCCTCCTTGAAGATTGACCACGGAACCTCACGTTCTTCCAAGACGCGCTCGGCCGCATAGACCTCGGCGAATTCCTTCCCGAGACGCAAAAGCTCGAAATCAGGATGCGTCGCGGCCAGCGCATCGCCTGCAGCCGATACCGCGCCGCCGGCGATCGCCGCCGCTCCAAGTCCGCGAAGAATCTTGCGCCGTGACACACCGGATTGTGGCGAGACGGCGATTTTTGGATTGTTCATTTTAGCTGCTCCGAAGTTTGAAAAAAGAGGGCGGCTCCCGCCTTGATGAGCGCATACACGAGAGCCGGCACGGCAAGGCCGAGGGCGATCGCGGGCCAAACGAGCCAGCCGTTCGCGTGGGCGGCAAAAGCAAAGGAATTCATGGCGGCCGAAACGATGATCGTCCCGAGGATCGCGGGCCCGGCGTAGCGCGCCACGGCCGGCCTGGCGGCGGCTGGGGCGACGATCAGGGCGAGTTCCAAGGCGGTGAAGCCGAGATCAATGCCCGCCGCCATAGCCCAAGCGTCCTGATCACTCGAACCCGTGACCATGACGATTCCATTGGCTAAGTGCGATAGCGACAGGCCGAGGAGTATCAGGGCAACCAGGAAGACTCCGGCGGCGGCCAGAACAGTACTACGGCGCCGGGGCGCGGGCGGGAGAGGCTTGCGGACGCGCGGCGGACGTTTGACCGCGCGCGCCGCGACCGACTTCTCGAGGGAAATCACGGGCGTCATGAGCTCGCCCTCCACCGCTCGGATGACTCGCCACGGTCGGGCGGCCACTCGCTCGGAAAGCGCCAACCTCCATCACGATCGACCGGGGGCGACGTCCCTTTCGTCTCGCGCCAATAGCGTTCCCAGACCTCCCATTGCGGTGTCTCTCGGCGCACATGAACGTAGCCGGCAAGCTCAATGACTTGGGGCGGCTTCGGCGGGTTCTTGGCCCGCTTCGCGTCGGCGTCCCGACGCAGAAATCGGCGCAACGCGGCGTGCCAATCGACGCGCAAGGCCTTTGCGCCGGCGGCCTCGGCCGCCCACAACCGCATGTCGGAGACCGCCCGATCGATTTCCGCCGGCGTGAGGCCCTCGGCTTCTCCGAAGGCGCGATCCTCGACCGTTGGCTCAAAATCCGCCGGAAGCCGCGATCCTTCACGCGCGGGCGCACCCTCTCCCGGGGTTTGGGGGTTATTTTCTTTAGGGGGTCTGGGGGATCTTTCTTTTAGGGGGAAAGGGGGTCGCTCACTGTCACAGCGTGACGCGGCGCGGCGGCGCTCGCGGCAACGTTGCTGACGCATCCGCGCGCCTTCGCGAAGCCGAGCCAGGCGCTCTTCACGCTCGCGCTCCTTGGCCTGCTCCAAGGCCGCCACGGCCGCGGCAATCTGCGCGCCGGAACAGCCTTCCTCGAGCAAAGCTTGGGCGATCGGTCCAAACGTAGCCACGACTCAGCTCTCCGCCGCGGGCCGGCCGAGGGACGTGAAGGATTGAAATGCAATCTCCACGTCCTCGAAATCGAGCTCCTGATAGATCGAACTGAGGTAAGCAGCCTTGAAACGAATGTCCTCGACCGAAACGCAACTCCACCCCAGGAGAGCCGTCAACGCTTCGTTATCCACGACCACAGCCGCATCATGGTCCTCCCATGAGGCATCAACCCCGAGCTCGCGTTCCTTCGCCTCAAACTCTTCGAATATCTTATCGATGCTGGCCAGACGCTCCACCTGCGCTTCGAAGAAAAGCGTCCTCATCCGAGCTTCCGCTTCCGCCGGCAAGACCCCTTCAACCCTTCTAAAGACGTCCCGAGTCATATAGTCGAAACAATCGTTTAGATGTTGCTTGCAAGCTGCGGCGGTTTCTCCCTCGATATGCATGCTTCCAAAGACAAACGCTTTCGAACCGCGCCGGATAGACTTACGCCAAGCCTTATATTGCGAGCGGATTTCATCCTCTTTTTTCAAAGCCTCACTTTTAATTTCGAGCGTCCGTCGATGCGCTTCGACCAGCCGCTGAAGTTCGGGCGAGATTGCCGGCGCCGCCACGGCGGCATGAGACAAGGCGCTGAAAACCGCGCCCGCCGATCCGGCGGCGAGGAATAAACGACGATTTGGCAAGCCTCCATCGCTTGCCGGAACAAGGTTGTTCGGCATTGGCATTTGTCCTCGATGTGTGCTAAAAGCACTTCTATGGTGACAAATGCACTTATAGGCCAGTTTTGAAATGGTGACAAGTGCACAAATTAGAGCGGCGCGAGCCCTATTGAATTGGACGGTTCGCGATCTTGCTGTGCATGCAGGCGTTCATCGAAACACAATCACGCGCGCTGAAACAGACGCAACAGGTCCTGGTCATGCGACCGCCTCGATCCGCGCAGCACTTGAATCGGCCGGCGTCGAGTTCATCAGTGAGAATGGCGGCGGCGCGGGCGTGAGGCTGAGAAAGAACCAAGGGACGCTGTGATGACAAAAAAGGAATGCCAAACGGCGATCCGGTCATATTGCCACGAATGGGCCCAGGAGCGCGGCATTCCAATTCCACCGGTTGAACAACCGAGCTTTCCCGATTTCAAAGCGTGGCTCGGCGAGAAGGGCTACTCACAGTGTCTGAACTTTCGATCGATCAGAGATCCGGAGGACGACGCTGAAATGTGGTTCGACGATGAATTCAAACAGAATTGGCGCAATTAATCGCCGCTCCCGCCAAAGACGCTACTCATGATTCGCAAAAACCTCCGGCTCTATTTGGGGACGCTCGCCACCCGAGCTGCCCCCGAAGCCGCCGGTGTCGAGTTTATCGCCGAAAATGGCGGCGGACCGGGCGTGAGACTCAGGAAGAGTGCCAGCCAATGACAACGTGGACCTATCGCATCATTCGATATTCAGACGGTCGCGGCCTTGGCCTTCACGAGGTCTTTTACGACGAAGTCGGCAATCTGGTCGACATGACAGCCGCGCCAATCTCATTCAGGGTCGAAACCGCCGAAGGGCCCTCGACGCTGATCGACATGCTCAAACAAGCGCTTGTCGACGCGGAACGAAGCGCGGTCCTAGATGAATCCGCTGTCCGCGCGGCCGCGGCTCGCTCCGCCTCGGACAGATGACCGGCTTGCGATCCTCGCTAGGGCGCCGATTGATTTAGCGTCGCGGCGCTCATATCTTTAAGCAAGGATGGCGGAGAGGCGATCGGCATGAGCATCATGATTTCGGAGGTCTATGACGCCTTTGTCGCCGCCGGCGCGCCGGAGGAAAAGGCGCGGAAGGCCGCCGAGGCCCTAACGGTCCACGAGAACCGCTTTTCCAAGATCGAGGCCGACCTACTCGTCTTGAAATGGATGGTCGGCTTTGTCCTAGCCCTGCTCGCTGCGATCGCCTTGAAGCTTTTTCTGCATTGAACGTGGGAAGCGCCTTCTGCTAGTCGTCTTGCAACGTTCAGCGCCCTTAGGCCAGCACCATGACCGACCTTCGCTATTCCGTGACCATAGAGCCTCTCTTCGAGGACGATGGCGGCGGCTTCGTCGCCTTCGTTCCGGATCTGCCGGGCTGCATGAGCGACGGCGAAACGCCGGAAGAGGCGCTTGCGAATGTCAAAGACGCGATCGAAACATGGATCGAGGCCGCGCGCGACATAGGGCACGAGATTCCAGCGCCATCTAGGCATCACGAGCCGGCTTAGAGAATTCGCCTCGGCGATTGATCGTCCGCAGCATGGCCAATGACCAACGCGCAAGTTTTCGCCTTTGTGATCCTGCCCTTGAGCATAGCCGCGCTCGGCTGGGCCGTCGTGTTTCTGCATGAACGTTTCGAGCGCAGGCGGCCGAGCCAGCGCCGATCGATGACGGATTGGGCGAAGGTCGACGCCCATGTCATCACGCCGGAGGAGAGATTCCCGAGCTGACCGACGCGGATTTTGAGCGCGGCCAATGGTTCATCGGCGGCAAGCTGGTGAGCGAGGCTAAGGGCAGGGCAGCCCTCGCGAAAGCATTGCGCAAAGGCAGCGAATAGCGAATCAGGCCTGAACGAAGCCGGCACGCGTCACTGCGATCGCTCGTCCGCGCCCGAGCCGAGCTCGACGTCGGCCGCACAGTGCGGGCCCCTCGCCCGGCTTTGCGATCGGGAGAAGCCCTATGCGTAACCGAGTTACACATTAGGTGTAACCGGGTTACACCTTGGTAACCGATAAATCCCTTTAAGATCAACGCGGTTACACAGTTACACCGGTTACACCTCCGAAACGCGGATATATGAAAAATAAGCGCAAAACAGACAGATAGTTACACAAAGCTATGTATCTATATATATATATAAATTTTAAAGAATATATATATATAGGGATTTCGTGTAACCTGTAACTGCGTTATCTAATAGTTTCAGTTATTTATGCAATTCAACGATATGGCTTTTAGCCGGAGCCAACATTATACGATCTGTCTTAGCTATTCCTAAAAAGGAATATAAAGTCATCTTTTTCCGCCAATTCAATGTTCGGCCCATCGTTCGGTTTCGGTCGCAAAATGTGGATGTTTTTCATATATCCGCGTTTTGGAGGTGTAACCGGTGTAACTGTGTAACCGCGTTGATCTTAAAGGGATTTATCGGTTACCAAGGTGTAACCCGGTTACACCTAATGTGTAACTCGGTTACGCGTAGCGCCGCGCGGCGAGGCCGAGACTTGGACGGCAGGGAAGGCGCGTTTTTCGGCGCGCCGAGCGACGATGAGCTCGGCGGGAAAAGGGCAAGAGACCGAGGCGTCTTCGAGCTCAGCGCAGCCGGTTCAGCGCGGCGAGGCGTTCGAAAATGTCGGGCTTGTTTTGCTGGGCGGGCGCGGGTTGCGGTTCCGGCGCGGGCGGGGGCAGGGGCATTTCGGCGGATGGCGCTTCCGGCGCGGTGAAGAGCGTCTTGCGCCAGGCCTCGTCCGGGAGGGCCCGGATCTTCGCGATCGAGGCCCATTCGTCATCCGTGAGCGACGACAGGCCGAGATATTCCGCGATTGCGAGATTGTAGATGCGGCAATCGAGCAGGTGATTGTCTCGCTCGGACGCCTTCAGCTTCCAGACCTTGCGCGGCTTGCCGCGAAGGGTTTCCTCGGCGAGATATTCGGCCGTGATCTGCCGGAAATAGGTTTCGTCGAGCCAGGTTCCGAAATGGCAATATCCGCTCGGATCGCTCGCGGCGCCGGAGCGCAGGCCTTCCTTGCGGAGGTCGGCATAGAACGCGCCTTTGAGCGGCCAGGTCCCGACCGGCCAAAGCTGGCAGCCCTTTTTGACCTTCCGGCCGGCGAGATCAATGTCGACCAGGCTCGGCGTGCCGATCGGCGGCTTGCCCCAGCCGTCGCGGCCGTCGACCGCGAGAACGACGTCGCGCCCGGTAATGTCGTGAAGCCTTTGGTTTCGCCGCACCCAGGAATAGACGACATGCGTGCGATAGCCTGAATCGATCGCGAAGGCGTCGAGCCGCCGGGGACGGCCAAAGGCGTCCGGGAATTCGCGCTCGATGGTTTGAGTCGCAAGCCTCTCGAACGCGCCGCCAGCCGGGTCTTCGGTGCCGCCATCGATGTAGAAGGCGTCGATGACCCAGCTCTGCCGATCCGGCGCGAACGCGATGATCTCGACCCATATGCCGCGCATTTGAACGTCAGCGGCGCCGATGAGCATGAGGCCGCGCGCCGGGACGTGGCCGCGCTTATGGCCGTCCTCGCGCCGCTCGAGCAGCCGGACATGGTCCGGGGCGTCGCCCTTGATCTCGTAAGGCAGCCCTAGCCAGAGGTTCCAGAACGTCTTCAGCTTCGACGGATCGTCGCCGGCCGAGACATGCGCCTTGGCGACCTCATCCCAAGGCACGAAAGGGCTCGAGAGGGTGTCGAAATGATAGGAGGGGAACGCGCCTGGCCTTGCAGCCGTCGGGACCCAGCGGCCCTTGCGCATGAGCGCGTTTTTCTCGTGCGGCTCGATGATGACGCCGCAGCAGGGCGCCACATAGTGCGCCTTGTGCGGGTAGGTCCTTTCGAATCGGAAGTGCGGCCCGAACTCAAAGACGAATTCGGAGGCCGAGCCGTCGGCGTTGCGGCAATGCGGGCAGGGCACATGCCAGCGCCGCTGATCGCCGGCGGCGTGGCGCGCCTCGATTTTCGAGCCGCCCTTGATGGTCGGCGTCGAGATGTCGGCCTTTTTCCAGTCGCCTTGCGCCAGAAAGGACATGAGGCGGCCGTCGGAGATCTCGAGCGGATCGCCCTGGCCGTTGAGATCGTCCGGGTATTGGTCGATTTCGTCTCGGAGCAGCTTTTTGATCGTCTTCGAGCGCAGATCCGCCGCCGAGGTCGCAATGGCGAGGGTGAGCGCCCCGCCGGGATATTTCTTCGAGTAGGTCGTCGAGCCCTCGGCCGAGCGGGACGTCTGCGGCGCGACCTTTTTGCGGAGCGTCTTGGTTGATTCGATCGCCGGCTGCAGCTTGTCGCGGTTGAAATCGGACAGGGCGGCGTCGGTCGGCTGCACGACCATCATGCGGCAAGGATCGCGGTCGATCGAATGGCCGATCGCAGCGATAAGCAGCGTCGTGAAGCCGGTTTGCGCCGATTTCTGCGCCGCGATCTCATTGACGCCCGAGTCGGGCCCGAGCATATCGAGCGGCTCGCGGATATAGGGCGTCAGGTCGAGGTCCCA